TAACTAATATAATTGTTGCTGATAATAAAGAAGAGGCGTCTATGGTTATGGGCGCAGAGTTAATTGAATACACTGATGATAACCCAGCGGGAATTGATTGGACTTACGATGCAGAGACAGGGCAATTTGCTCAACCTAGTGTTTAGTATCCGCTATCACTCCATCATCTCCCGTAACTGCAGTAACAGCAGAAACGGCGCAGTTCTACTTTACTACTAATATACTTCTTCTACTCGGAAGTTGAAATGTTATAAAGCAAGAAGTAGTATATCACGTATAAAAACCTGCTATAATCATACATCCTTAATTTGAAGGGTGTACATCGCTATTCCTTCATTTTATAGGTAAAGTTTTGTACATTAAGGTTATAAAACTGGAAGAACTGTACAATTTATAGCAATGAACAGGAGTTCAAATGGCTGAAGGATTAGCTCTTCTCTACGCTCGAGTGTCTACTCAGATGCAGGTTACTGATGGTATTTCACTAGATGCTCAGGAGAAAGAACTGCGCAACGCGGCTACGTTGGCAGGGTTTACTGATATGGAACTAGTCCGAGAGGAGGGTCGCTCGGGTAAGTCTATTAAAGGTCGACCAGCTCTTAGGTCATCACTTGAACGTCTTGAGTCCGGTGAAGCCTCCGCGTTGTTCGTTACTCGCGTAGATCGTTTAGCTAGATCTACAAAGGACTTCCTAAGTATCATCGACAGAGCTAACAACAAAGGTTGGAGACTTGTACTGTTAGACTTAAATCTTGATACATCTTCTTATCAAGGGCGCTTCGTAGTGACAATCATGTCAGCTCTTGCCGAGATGGAAAGATCAGTTATTGCGTCGCGTCAAAGGGAGGTCCACAAGTATCGTAGGGACACCGGAAAAGTTTGGGGTGTAGACCTTGGACCTAAGACAAAAGTGTCTCAGGAGACGCTTGAGCGTATAAGAACGGAACGCGAGAAGGGCATGTCATACCACGCGATAGCAGCAGCGCTAAACGCTGATAACGTCCCAACTGCATTAGGCGGCGAGTGGCACGGATCTACTATTCGTAAGACACTCAACTTTCTTAAGGATAAATAAGAAAGGGGCTAGGTGTTTCCACCCAGCCCCTTGGGATGAACGCCTCTCTCCCAAGAACGCTCTTAATCCGTAGATGAACTATAATATAAAAGTACCTACTTTTTCTTCTTTTTATCCTGTTTCTTTGGTGTTTCTTTTTGAGGTACAAACCCCTGGCAATCGTGGATAACTACAAGAACATCATCTAAGTTACACTCGCCACAGGTGATAGGCTCTATATCTCCTACTGCTATATCAATTGAAAGCATTCCTTCAAGAAGCTCGGTATCATCTGATATACGGAGTTCATCGCACTTAATGATCCACGAACGAACATCGCCTAGGGTAGGTGTTCTTGGATCTCCCAATGCGTTAAGTGATATTGTAATAAACCCAGAAACGTCTACCTCGTGATTACTCAACGGAAACTTCCTCTGCTTCTACAACCTCTACTGTGCCATCGACAGGCGGAACCTCATCGTCTCCAGCGCCAGTTGCCACGATCTCGTCTGTAGGTGGCTCGGTCTTATATTCTTGAATTGTCATGCCAATTTCATTTGCAATAGCGCATTCGAGTGTGGCACCAGTGCTATCTCGCCAATCAGGCAGCAAGATCATGTGCGTAGAATTTAACACTGCTTGAACTGACTTACGCATATACTCTTGACGTGTTCTATCCCCGTGTCCACCATAAAACTCAGCAGGGTTAATGCAACGGTAGCCTAAGGCACGAACCTCGGATGCTACTTGGTTAAATAGCGGGTAGTTGTAGTCAACCTTGCCAGTCATAGGACCAGATAGGTAAATTGTTATCTTAGGCTTCTTATTCGTCATGTGGTATGTCCTCTATCTTTTTCTTGTAGTTTATAAGGTCCTCTGCACCAAACAAGGCTATGTTTGCAGCAAGCTCTAATCCACTGATAAAGTGGTTGTTTAGCCCACGCTCTTGAGATTGTTCAATTACCTTATTTATTTCCTTATATGTTTTTTCTCGCTGCTCAGATGTAAGTTCTAGTTTAACTTGGTTGTACGTTGACCAGTCAATTCCAAACGGATAGTTCTGTTCTCCCATTGTACCTCTCCTATAGTCTTCCAAAGCGCGTTGCCTGCGCCCAGTCTACATCTCCTGTTGGCACTGCTCTTGGGATAAGTAGGCGTCCTTTAATTTCAGCGCGAGAGCCAAGACCTTCGATGTTGTCACCTCGATCAGATAGCTTACGTTGAAACGCTATTTGTGTCATCGGGCGTTCACCACGCTCTTCACTCCACAGTCGATACACAGAGTATAGAGCCTTAATCTGTAGTGATGAACCTTCAGACTCCTTTGTTTCTTCATTTAAGAAGATGCCAATGCGATCTTCATTCTTACGATAGATATCAGAAGCCTCGCTTACGACCTTGCACCAACCAAGACCGTCGCGCGCACTTGAGCCAAGAAGCTTAATAGCACCCTCAACTGCCCAGGATAGAACTGCAGGTAGCGCGCCTTCAGGGTCAAAGATATACGCCTTTAATTCTGGATCTGGAGATTCAGGCACCTTGTTCAAAGGAACAGGTCGAATACGACGCCACATCGCATCATCAGTAATGATAGGACGGTGATTAGTAGTAATCCAAAGTTTTGCGCGCGATTGAAACGTAAATGGTTTTTCTCCAGGTGAACGCGCGGAGATTTCAGATGAACCTGTAAGTTTCTTAATTGAGTTTTCTTTAATTCGTTCATTGTCTGGGAGCTCGTCAACCCATACCATTCGACGTCCACGTAACTCAGCCCAGTGATAAAGATCTGAACCGTGAGCTTGACCGTCTCCTTGTGCAAGAATAGATGAATCTAAAGGCCAAGCATACTGCTGAGTGCCCATGCACTTAACTAAAGCTTCAACCATAGTGTTCTTACCTGAACCTGGAGGTCCATAAACTAAAAACATAACATCGTGAGTTCGTAAACCAGTCAGTGAGTAACCAGCAGCACGTTGCAACCAATCTTGGAATTCTTTATCTCCACCAGTAGCAAAATCTAAGAACTGCTCCCAACGGATATTACGCATTCCTTGTGTGTATGAAACAGGTGCACGACGGGTAATATAGAGGTCTGGACGTCCTTTTAAGAGCTCTCCAGTGCGTAGGTCAATAACTCCATTGGATACACCAAGTAGATGCTCGTCTGAGTCCCAGTTCTCAACTCCAACAAGAATGCGTGGATCTGACGTAGCAGACTCAATTGCACTTGCTAACCGAGAGTTTGATTTTGCTTGTTGAGCCCACTTAATAACCTCTGATTGTTTTTCAGCGTCATCGTAGTTAACAACCTCGGATGCAATGACTGGTGCAAGTTTCTTTGCAAGCTCGCGCATTTCAAGATTTTCTACGTCAGGTTTCCAGTATCCACCGTCCCAGTGGAACCAACCAAGTCCAGGTGTATATCGAACTGCTGGACCAAACGAGTCTACAAGACGACGGCCATTACCTGTGTCTGAAAGTGTGCGCTTACCAGGTTCGCCGCCTTCGCCGTCACCGATGGCATCAGGGTCCTTAGGAACGTCAATATTAGAAAGATTAGACGCGCTCTGTAATGAATCTCCGTCTTGTATAGACGTGTTTACAGTTCCACCGACTGTTCCAGGTAAAAGATTTGTTGAGTCATTTGTCTCGTAGTGAGTTTTCTCAGCAGGTTTCTTTTCAATAACGCTAGAGCGTGACTCCTCTTGAGATTTTTGTGCCCATTCTTGTAGTCCTGGCCACATGCGCTCGGTCTTTGGATTATTAAGAACAAAGTCAATAGCACGACGAACGTGCATAAGTAATCCGCCTTGACCTTCAAGAGGCAGCGGAGGACGTACCTTCTCGGCGTTAAAGCGAATCATCATTGTCTCAACAGCAAGCTTACCAGCCTCAGTGTGTACTGGGAACTTATTCGCAAGTGCGCAAGTCATAGAGTATAGATCTACAGCACGAGAGCCTTCGTCAATTCCTTCTTCAAGAAGACGTTCAATGTCAACCTTTTCTCCACCAAAGTCTAGTCCGTCAAGCCAACCCCACTCGGCATCACCTAAGCTTGTGCCGGAACGACGACCACGCTTACGAAGTGCAGAGAGAAGTTCCTCGGGAGCCTCAGCCATCTCAATTTCCCACGGAGCTTTTCCTGGAGCCCAGTCATAGCATGTACCGGAAAAGTGTCGCGATGGCGCAATTAAGACGTAACCATTGTGCTTAATGTCGATTCCCTTAAGACCCGACTTAATAAGATTTCCTACAAGCGCTTCGTTTTCATCGCACTTATAGAAGAGGTGACGTCCACGCGTTGGCTTTCCGTTGTAGTTATACTCACCAGTAAGCGCCTCAACTGTTGGAGGAAGTGCTCCTTCAAGCAAAGCTTCAAATCTTTCAAATGACGCAGGGCCATCGGAGCGTGGGTCAATGTCAATTACAAAAAATCCACTTGGCTGGCAATGAACACCAACGTTGTTGTCTGCCATTGAGTCCCACCAGTGCGTAACTGTCTCAACGTCAGACGTTGCACGAGTGTTCCACTCTGGAATTGATGGGTGCTTGCCGACATCCTTAGGCTCTCCGTGAGTTCCGTTACACGTACAACGCCCGGCTACAATTCCGTAACATGGAAGAATCTTCCACCCCTGCGATGCATACCACTGAGCGGCTGGTTGAATTCTACCTGTTGCTGACTCCCAAGATGACATGTATTAGGCACGCACCTTCTCGCGCGAAGTTACATGAAGTGAATCAAACCACTTTTCTGCATCGTCCGCAGAGATATAGGCGCGCTCACGACCGGTCTCAGTCGTAGTTATAACTGATGGAAGTTCTCCAGTGCCTACAGCACGAGCAACAGTTCTTGCTGGAATTCCATACGCTAGGGCAACGCTTCTTACGCTCATTCGTCGCTGTGTCTGCTGCATCTTAAAAACCTCTCATCACTTCAGTTATACAAAACCGTTGATAGACAACTATTATTACTCATCTTTTCCGATGAGCAAAAGCAGTTTAGTTAGTTTGCGGAATTTGTAACAAGACCACTATAACGGGTATCTACCGCATTTGTAACAACGCTTTCAGTAAAGTTTTACAAAGTACACCGATACACCAATTTGCAGTTATTTACCTATCCTACCATACATAACGGTTTATAGTTAATTATTCTACCCGTGCTATCGGAAGTGAAGTAAATGAGTCCTACTAATACTATTCTTTCTATTGCCGGAATGCTTACCGCACTTGGCGTTATTTTTGGCGCGGTTGTGGCAGTGTATCGAATTGCACGACGTATGGACGAAAACCTAGGAGTAGACGAAGACGGGCGAACACTGTCTGAGCGTCTTAATCGTGTAGAGCACCAGTTATGGGAAAATGGCGGGGATTCACTAGCAGACCGGGTAAACGATTTAACCCTTTGCGCCAAGGAAACATCGGCAGAGGTAAAGATTATAAAGGAAGTCCTATTAACAATGCTAGGACAACCAGCGGTTAAGGTATCACCAGTCAAGGCAGTAAGAAAAAGAAAGTCAGCCTAAAAAATAAAGTATAAAGCAGTTTTCTTGCTTTAGTTTTTAATATAATTACTTTCTATAAAATATCTTTAATGTTACAGTTCTAAGAACTGTTTATTGTACCTTTATAGTTTACTAAGTGTACATTTGTAATCCTTCAAAACTTTTTCCTTAAGTGTATTCTAAAGTGCTCACTTATAGTATATAGTTGTACTCGCGCATTCCGCGTATAGGAGACTAGTTAGGGGTAACTATATGTCACTAGCAGAGCGTTTATCGGAAGCAACCCCTGCAGGAGCGGGACTTCCATGCAAAATTGGTACGTTGCTTACTGGAACTCAACTGTCAAAAGAAGACAGAATCAAGCTTGGTGAAGTTATGGATATGCCATATGGAACTCCAGGAAGACTGCCCAACACGGCGATTGCTACCGCACTTAGAGACGAAGGTTTTGACGTAGGAGACTCAGCCGTAACTAAGCATCGCCGAGGAATATGTCGGTGTTTTGGGTCAAGCCCTAAGTACGGCAAGTAAGGAAAAGTCTAGCAGATGTCACTTTCCGAAAAGCTAGCGAAAGCAGGGCCATCAGGGTCTGATCATCGAGTTCTTAACACGCCAGAAAATTGGCGTCCCCGCATGGAGATAGACGAAGACGGCGGCTATCTAATATCTACCGCACGTCCAGAAGGCAACAGCCCAGATGCGGACGATCTTCTCAACGAGTTTAAGCTGGATCCTTCTCAGTGGAAGGTCACCTCGGTACGTAAATCTCGCTGGCAACGGTGGGACGGGGAATGGCTAGAAGCCTTTCGTGCATCTGTTATTCCAGTTGCAGCTGAACAAGCAAGCAAGGAAGACATCGCTGAACTTGTATCTACGTTAGATAAATGGAAACCAGGTAGATCAGCTAAAGTTACGTCAGGTGAACTTGCGTTTGTATTTGCCCCAAGTGATCAGCAGCTAGGTAAAAAGGCAAACGGTGAAGGTACATCAGAGACTATTCAGCGTCTTCTTGACGCTACCGACGGTGCCGTAACACGACTAAGTGAACTAAGAAAGATTGGTCGTAGCGTTGGGACGGTAGTTATCGCACTACTTGGAGATCACGTTGAGGGAATTGTTTCTCAACATGGACGTCTGCAAAGCCACTCCGCATCAGACATGGGACTTACCGAACAAATACGAGTTGGCCGCAGACTTCTTCTATCGCAGGTTAAGGCGTTTGCTCCCCTAGCGGACAGGGTAATTGTCGCGGTGATAAACGGAAACCACGATGAGGTTAGCCGTCAAATGGCACTAGATCCAGCCGAAGGTTGGAACACTGACATCGCAAGCGCGGTTCAAGACACCTGCGCAGAGATCAACGCGTTATCACACGTAGAGTTTAGATTTCCTTCAAAGGATCATCAAACGCTTGCCATCGAGGTCTGTGGAAGTATGCTAGGTCTGTTCCACGGGCATCAAACAGGTAAGGACGTAGTTAAATACCTGTCTAATCAAGCGGCAGGTCAGACCGCACTTGGCAACTGTGACGTTTGGTTATCTGGTCACTACCACCACTTTAGAGCGCTTGACGTTGGCCCACGGTTCTGGGCGCAATGTCCAACAGTTGACCCAGGTTCTGCCTGGTTCAGAGATAGAAACGGATTAGAATCTAATACAGGAGTCTTGACCATGCTTATAGGTAAAGGTCACGATCCCCGCAGAGATCTAAGTATCGTTTCCTAACTATCTAAGGCGGTGTCGTACACATGATACGAAACCGCAAGAAGTCCTCCGATCCTCGCAAGAGAGTCCTACGTGAGGCAGAAAGCATCGTCACAAAGCCAGAGGTTGAACAATCTGATGACATTACACGCATTGGAGTTGTTTGGGCTGGAATACTTGACTTAGACGACGTAATACCGCCAACAACAGTTGCCGCAATGCTTTCAGCATCTCAGCTAGTGATGGCAACAAGTACGGTGGACTCAGAAGAACACTGGGTTGGAGCAGCTGTCTATGCGGCAATGGGTGCTTACAGTGAAGACCCAGACGAGGTAGATGATGATGGTAATATAACCACATCTACAAAACAAACAGTAGGTTTTGGGCCTCCAAGTCCATAACAACTTTAGAATCTATTGGTACTATCTACTTATATTTGCAAGTAGTGTGTGCTGGATAGACTCCCCTATTCAACACTAGTTCCATCCAGGTGGGAACGGAGTTCGAGTGACTTTACCTAACAATGTCAATACTCGTAGAGTATACGGACGTTACGTTACCTCAAAGGGAGTTCCTGCCAAGGGCAGAGTAACATTTACTCCTACGTCTCCAGTTATTGACAACGTAGGAACGATTATCATCGAGACTACGGTAGTTGCCACCTTAGATTCTCAAGGTGCATTTAGCGTAGTTCTACCTTGTACTGACAATGCAAATCTTCAACCACTTAACTGGGCGTATGAAGTAGACGTTCGCCTTTACGGTGTTCGCCCAGAAAAATTCTTTATTCAATTAACTTACGGTGATGGCAGTGCAGTCGATCTTTCAAAGACTCTTGCCATTGACTCTCCATACAACGGAATCAGTCTTTCAGCTAGCACGGCTCGCGGACCTATTGGCCCTAAGGGTGACATTGGCGCAACTGGACCACGTGGTGCGTCTGGACCTACAGGCCCTGCCGGCGGACCAACCGGCCCAACAGGCGCTGCATCTAGTATTGCAGGACCTACTGGTCCAACAGGCATTGCAGGACCAACTGGACCGCAAGGAAACGTAGGACCTCAAGGAGCGCAAGGCGTTCAAGGTATTACTGGTCCGCAAGGTGTCTCCGGTCCAACAGGTGCGACCGGTGCAACGGGCGCAGCATCAACAGTCACAGGACCTACAGGTTCGCAAGGACCTACAGGTGCAACAGGTGCTACGGGAGCTGGCGCAACAGGACCAACAGGACCTGCAGGAACGTCAGTAAAGATTCTTGGTTCATACAATACTCTCTCGGCTTTAATCGCTGCACATCCAACAGGCAGCAACGGAGATGGCTACCTAGTCGCTGGTGAACTTTATGTTTGGTCTAGCACAACAGGCAACTGGCTTGACGTTGGAAACATCCAAGGACCTACGGGTTCACAAGGACCTACAGGCGCATCTATTACAGGACCGACAGGCGCGATTGGCGCAACTGGCTCGACGGGTCCAACGGGTGCAACAGGTTCACAAGGACAACAAGGTCTACAAGGCGTTCAAGGTCCACAAGGATTAGTTGGTGCGACTGGCGCACAAGGACCTCAAGGTTCTCAAGGTACACAAGGTGTACAAGGTATTCAAGGGTACGCAGGTGCGACTGGTCCAACCGGCGCAACAGGAAGCACTGGACCTACAGGTGCCGCAAGCACAGTCGCTGGGCCAACGGGTAGCGTCGGTCCAACAGGTGCAACAGGTGCAACAGGTGCTGCCTCAACAGTCACAGGACCTACAGGTTCCGTTGGCCCAACAGGTTCGCAAGGACCAACCGGTGCAACAGGAGCAGCGAGTACTGTTGTTGGACCGACTGGTTCAGTCGGACCAACAGGTGCAACTGGAAGTACTGGCGCTGCTAGCACAGTAACTGGACCTACTGGTGCAACAGGCGCAACAGGAACTCAAGGCATTCAAGGTTCGCCTGGTGCAACTGGCCCTACAGGTTATCAAGGTTTACAAGGTGTCACCGGCGCGACGGGTGCACAAGGACCAACCGGCGCATCAATCACCGGCCCAACCGGTGCGCAAGGTGCGACAGGCATCACCGGTGCGACTGGCTCTGTCGGTGCAACAGGTGCTGTTGGTGCGACAGGCGCTACCGGCTTACAAGGTATCCAAGGTGTAACTGGTCCTACAGGTTTAACTGGTGCTACCGGCTCGCAAGGTGTTCAAGGAGTTACTGGTCCAACAGGTGCAACAGGCGCAACTGGTGCTCAAGGAACCGGCGTAACAATTCGTGGAAGCTACACTTTATTCTCTGATCTTCAAACAGCGCACCCAACTGGTAGCGCAGGTGACGGCTACTTAGTAAGCGGTGTTCTTTACGTTTGGTCAGTTAACACGTCCGCGTGGATTAGCGTTGGAAACATCCAAGGACCTACGGGCTCGACTGGAGCAACGGGTGCTGGCGCAACAGGCGCAACAGGTGCGACTGGCGCGACAGGCGCTACCGGCTCACAGGGACCTACAGGTTCCGTTGGCCCAACGGGCGCGACTGGTCCACAAGGCATTCAAGGAGTATCTGGCCCGACGGGCGCAACAGGTGCGACTGGCTCACAGGGATCAACCGGTCCACAAGGAAGCCAAGGCTTACAAGGTGTAACTGGCCCACAAGGCGTAACAGGCCCAACGGGCGCGACAGGCGCGCAAGGTCCTCAAGGAACTGCTGGTGCAACTGGTGCAACAGGAAGTCAAGGACCAACAGGTGCTACAGGTGCGGCGAGTACTGTTGCAGGACCTACAGGTTCGCAGGGACCTACAGGTGCGACTGGAAGTACTGGTCCAATCGGTGATAGATATAAGGCAACATCGACAACAACGTTGTCAATGGTTTCAACTGGTCAAATCTATCTAACAATTCAGACAGGTCTTGCTTACTCAACTGCACAGACAGTTATTGTTGCATATAACTCATCAAATTACATGATTGCTGACGTCGTAACATACGACGCAGGCACCGGTGTTCTTACAGTTAACGTTCTTCGTAAAACTGGTTCTGGCACGTATGCATATTGGACAGTAAACCTAGATGGTGCAGTTGGTACCGTCGGTGACACTGGTCCAACTGGTGCTACAGGTTCAAGAGGCCTTCCAGCTACGTTCCTTGGTTCATGGACAAACTTAAATGATTTTAGAACTAACTATCCTTGGCCTGGCGCTGACTACTCAAATGCCTGGGCTCTTGTTTATGTAGACGGCACAGCGTATCCACCTGCTGCAATGATTTGGAACAACAGCTCAGGCTGGTACTACGTTGACCGCGTTGTTCTCCCAACAGGCGCAACTGGACCTCAAGGTCCTACAGGTAGCATTGGTGCTACCGGTGCAGCGTCAATGGTTACAGGTCCTACAGGTGCAGTTGGTGCTACAGGTCCACAGGGTCCTACAGGTGTTCAAGGCTACCAAGGTATCCAAGGTGTCACAGGCCCAACCGGCTACACAGGTCCACAAGGAAACGTCGGACCAACCGGTGCGACAGGTGCACAGGGACCTATTGGTCCACAAGGAAACCTTGGACCTACAGGTTCAATCGGCGTAACTGGTGCTACCGGCGCTACCGGCTCACAAGGTGTTCAAGGTTCACAAGGTATCGCGGGACCTACCGGCCCAACAGGTGCGACAGGCGCGCAGTCAACTGTACCTGGTCCAACCGGCCCAACAGGCGTCGGTTCAACAGGCCCAACTGGTTCGACTGGTGCTGCTGGTACAAGTATTACCATCAAGGGACAGTACGCAACGTTCGCAGCACTTCTTGCTGCACACCCAACTGGTGCAGCCGGTGACGGTTACTTAGTTGTTGGAGATCTCTACGTCTGGTCTGGTACGTCTTATTCATGGGTAAACGTTGGAAGCATTCAAGGCCCAACTGGTATCCAGGGACCTACAGGACAGCAAGGCCCTACGGGAACAACCGGTCCATCAGGTGCAACTGGTCCTACAGGAAATCTTGGACCTACAGGTCCTCAAGGCTTACTTGGTAACACTGGTCCAACAGGTGCGCAAGGTCCACAAGGAAATAGCATCACCGGACCAACAGGTGCGATTGGTGCTACGGGTGCAACAGGTGCTACGGGCTCACAGGGCATTCAAGGATACACTGGTCCTACTGGTCCTACCGGTGTTCAAGGTATTCAAGGTATCGTCGGACCAACCGGTCCACAAGGCCCACAGGGAGTTACTGGCCCTACCGGTACACAAGGAATTCAAGGTGTAACCGGTCCAACAGGAAACACCGGTCCTACAGGCTCAACAGGACCAACCGGTGCACAAGGTAACCAAGGTGTCATTGGTCTTACAGGTCCAATGGGACCTACGGGTATCACTGGTGCGACAGGCGCTGTAGGTCCAACCGGTGCAAAGGGCGAAACTGGTAACTTTGGTGGAGCCGCGTTTGACTACTTATTTAGCACGAACACTACAGACTCAGATCCAACGTCTGGAAAGTTAAAGTTTAACAACGCAACACCTGCGTCAGTAACTCGACTTTATATTAGCACAAGTGATATTAACAGCATAAACGTTAATAACTTCCTACAAACTATCGATGATTCAACGAGTGCCATCAAGGGCCACTTTAGAATTACAGATAAAATTGACGCATCTAAGTTTGCTTTATTTGCAATTACTGGAGCGCTTACTTCAGGCTCAAACTACCTGAAGGTAGTTACACAGTATGTATCCGGTAGTGGAACGTTTACCGACACTGAAGACGTAATTATTACCTTTGCTCGCACTGGTGACATCGGTGATACCGGTCCTCAAGGACCTACTGGCCCAACTGGCTCGCAAGGTGTTCAAGGAGTTACTGGTCCAACGGGAACTGTTGGTCCTACCGGCGCACAAGGTGCGTTTACAGTTCAAAGCGCAACACCACCAGCTAGTCCTGTTAATGGAAATCTTTGGTTCAACACCGATACAATGCAGGTCTTCACATACACCAACTCCACCTGGGTTGAGGTTATGGGAAGCCCTGGTCTTCAAGGCTCAACAGGTGCTACCGGTGCTACCGGTTCACCTGGTGCAGCTGGTACACCAGGCAATACAATGATCAACGTAGACGCTGGCAGTCCAACTACTAACTACGGCGGCTTAGTAACAATCGACTGCGGAGGAGTAACTAGATAATGGCATCAATAGTCCAATTTAGACGCGGCAGCGCCGCGCAATGGACTTCTGCTAACCCAAAGTTAGCTGAAGGTGAGCTCGGGCTAGAGCTCGACACCGGACTGTTCAAGGTCGGTAACGGCAATGACTTCTGGGCAACTCTTTCGTACTCATCTGGTCCTGCAGGCCCAACGGGTTCTACAGGCGCCGCAGGCTCTGCAGGCTCAAATGGAGCTGCTGGTTCAACCGGTGCAACAGGCCCACAAGGCAACATTGGACCAACCGGTCCTGCGGGAGACGGCGGTGTTTCTAATCTCTTAAAGATGGACGCTCTGCTAAACCTTGGTATATTTTTCCCTAAGTCAACAACAACCGAGCAGCTGGTAAACCTAACCTCAAATGTGGTTTCACCTTTGAGCTTCTTGTAAGGAAGGATCTAAGTGTCACGTAACATTATTAAGGAATCGGATTATATTTTCGATCCTGCAGATAACTCTCTTACGATTGAACAACGTTGGGTTCGCCCTGAGCGTCTAATGCTTGTTACAAACGTAACAACAAACACCATCATCTACAACTTCTCTGACTCTACTAAAGGATTTGCAGAGTACGAGATGCTTGGTAGCACGAGCATCCTAGACTCTATTGACCAAAAGTCATCTCCAATGGACGGCGCTGCTCCATCAACGTTCCAGAAGACAATGTACGGAACATACGTAAAGTTTAAGTTTAACTGTTCCCAGATGAGCGCAACAGATTACATCTCAGTTATGGTTGACGATTACGAGCAGGTTGTTGACTTTGAGGATACTCTTCTAGACGGCGCGCAGAAGCTTCGCGCGTCTCTTCCACAGTCAATGATGGACACTGACTTTGAATACTCAGTGCAGCCATCTAAGTGGGAAGCTCTTTTCCTAACTCAAAACTACCCTTCGTTCTTCCCTAAGCCAGGTGGCGGTAACTCACTTCAAGTTTCCTCTATCTTTGGTGATGGAACAACGCCTAAGTCTCTTATGCTTATAACAACGACGGTTCCTCATGGACTTGTCGCTGGTAACATCGTGTCCGTTCAAGAATCTCTTAACCAAAAGGGTGAGGGTACGTTTGCTGTCTACGACGCCCCTACCTCATACTCGTTTAGATACTACGCTAAGGGTCAGGTTGCTGGAGAAATTATCTATCCAAACCTTACCGCTGTCTACGCTGGAGATACGTATTCATCTTCGCATATTCCAGGCGGAGATTACCCAGGACTTGGTGCGTACACCGGCTCTAAGAACACGATGAACACGTTCCAGGCGGTGTCTGACTCTGCAACTCCAGCGTCTAACATCACCATTACATTTACAAACCCTCACGGTTTATTCCCAGGCACACCGATCTCGATCTCTGGTACAAACTCAGTTGACGGTGACTACTACGTGTCAAAGGTCCCTAACGTTCGTCAGATGATCTTTAGTCTTGGCCGCGTTCAGACAAGCGTTACCGTTCCAGTTACTGCACGCATTATCGTTAAGTCTGAAGGATACATCATTCATCGTCCTTATGACGCCGGTGTAGCTCTCGCTACAGTGCTTCCAGTTCCTGGTTCACAGACAATTCGTCAGACACGTCGTTACTTCCGTTACCAGGCTGGTAAGTCAGTTCAGTTCTCAACAGGTTGTAAGTTTACTCCAACGTATAACATTGACTCACTTTCTCTTAACACCGGTACCTCCGGTCAGCTCGCTACGGTCACCGTAGTTTGCGTAGAGGATCATGGCCTTCAAGTTGGCGCAGAGATTCTTATAGAGAACGCACAGGTTAATGAAACTTACAATCCGTTTAATGGACTTTGGCCAGTTACAGCTGTAACTGATAGCAACACCTTCCAATACCAGGTACTTCTTACATCTACAGTTCCTTACCACGACTTAAGATCAGCTGGTCCAAACATCTATGCTCACGCGCATACGTGGTATGGCGCTGCAACTCGTGCGGGTCTTTTTGACGATCAAAACGGATTCTGGTTTGAGTATGATGGACAAGAAATGTACGTTGCTCGTCGTCACTCTGAGAAGTTGATCCAAGGTCGTCTTAACGTGACCTTTGGTTCTAACAGAGTTGTGGGAGTTTCAACGCTCTTCCGCGAGCAGTTAGTAACAAACGACATGATTGTTATCAAAGGCTCGAGCTACAAGATCATCAACGTTAACTCTGACACATCACTGACAATCTCACCTGCCTATAAGGGTGCGACAACTATCGGAGTTCGCGCAACTCTCAGCCAGATTATCCGTGTAGCTCAAGACGAGTGGAACCTAGATAAGTTTGATGGAGATGGTCCATCAGGTTATCACCTTGACGTTACTAAGATGCAGATGATCTTCATCGATTACTCCTGGTATGGCGCTGGAACAATTCGTTTCGGTATGCGTGCTAAGGGTGGAAAGGTCGTCTACTGTCACCGTTGGCCGCAAAACAACTCCAACCAGCTTGCCTATCAAAAGTCTGGTAACCTTCCAGCTCGCTATGAGGTAACAACCGAGCCAATTCAGAACACTCGAATGGTTGCAGGTGCCTCAGGTATTCGCGGTGGTACTCTTGGGCCAAACGACACTACCATCTACATTGAAAATACCCACGATTGGCCACCAAATGGTTACCTTTGGGTAAAGGATGACGTCAACGGCGAGATCATGAAGTATACGCAGATCGGCGACTACAACAACACTGTTAAGGCATATCCTCTAACAGTTCAGCGTCGTCAGTCAATTACCTACGCGTATCCTGACCGTCCGTTTACAATCGCTGGAACAACAGATCAGGTAATCTTTGTTACCGACTCATCGTTTACAGGCTCAGGTGGTGACTCACAGGTTGCAGTTCAAACCATCGGAATCACCTGCTCGCCAATCATTCAACACTGGGGCTCGTCCGTTATCATGGACGGCCGCTATGACGCTGATCTCTTGCCTCTCTTCACAGGAGGTATGACTAAGTACCTAGCAGTTCAGCCAGGTATCGCTCGTCCTCTTGTTGCTCTTCGCGTAGCGCCATCAGTTGATAACGCTCTCGGACGTAACTTTGGACAGCGTGAACTTCTTAACCGCATGCAACTTGCACTTAAGTCAATTGGTGTTCAGACCAACGGAGCGTTCCGTATTGACGTTCTTATGAACCCAGCACAGTTTGGCTATACTAACTGGACAGTTAATCAACTAGCAATTACTCGTGCCAACGTGTCAATCTCACAAGGTGCAAATCAGATGATCGTTAATGACATCGGACAAAACGGCGGTATGACGGGTATCGTCACCGGTATGGTAATTACCGGTACCTCTAGTATGGCATCCTCGTTTGCAGCTAACACGACGGTTGCAGCCGTTCAAGGCTCGGTAATCACGATGTCCGCTGCCGCGCTTAACACCGTTACACAGGGCGGAACGGCAACGTACACTCCAATGGCTGGATACTCAGGCATCCCAGATGACTGGGGTCGTGATATTCCTGGTCTTAACTCACTGGCACAGGTGTTCTACTTTGACAACACCGGCATTGGTGGCGGCGGTGTTCCTAACTACTCGATCAGCTCAACAGTTGCGTCATCAAACGGATCATCTATTACGTACACAACATCTTCTAACCACGCGTTCTCTGTAGGCCAGTACGTCACGGTCACTGGCTTCACTGGGCAGACTGGTTACAACGTTCCATACGCACCGATCACCATCGTTCCTACCGCAAGTCAGATCACGATTAACTCGTCTCTAAACGTTGCAGCTCCTGGTGGAACTGGAACAATTACCTCAGCAGCTCCTAGTGGCTGGGTAAACGGCGGCGATTCCGTGTTCTCATTCTTCACGGAAAACGGCGCTGGTGCCAACGCGTACAACTCATCTGTATACGACCTAACCGGTATCCGCGAACTTGGAAACTCCATTCTTAGCGGCAACGGAACGGTATCTACTCCTGGATTCCCAGCGGGACCAGACGTACTTATCATTCTTGCGACAAATATCGGAACAGTTGCATCTAACATCTCTGCCCGTATTTCATGGTCAGAAGCCCAGGCATAACATGACAAAGACACACTTAAAAGTTTCGAGTCATGTTATATTTACATCAATAATCGAGCAAGGAAAGTAGGTAGTAAATGGCTGATTATTCATCACTTGGAACGCAGATTACTGCGGTAAAGCAAGAGATTACAGACAGCTTATCCGCAAGTACATACAGCGCCCAAGACTTGGTGTTTGTTGCCAAAGCCCTCGAAACGTTGGGAACTCTTCTTGGAGTTAGCGACATCGTGGCTGCTACCAACACCCAGCTCACTTCAATCTCGTCTGCCGGAACCACACAGGTTTCAGCGGTCAACACTGCAGGTACCACTCAGGTAGCAGCAGTCAACTCGGCAGGAACTACCAAGTTAACTGCTATTCAAACCGAATCAAACTCACTATCAATCCTTAGCTATATGGGGGTACTCGCATAATGGCAACAACAGTCGTTCGTTTTCGTGCAGGAACCGCTGCTTTAACTGATTCCTCAACGTATTCAGTTCCAGCATCAAACACTGCAATCGTAACAAGCATCACAGCATCAAACAAGACGTCCAACACGCGTACATTTACCGTATTGCTTAACGGACTTTCATTTTGCACCGGCCTGCAGATCCCTGCAAACGGAACAGTGAACTTTGACACACGTCAGGTTCTAAACGCAACTGAAACAATTTCAGTCACAGCAGACGCAGCAGCAGCGGTGGATTTCCTCATCTCTGGCGTTCTCGTTAACTAAGGAAGGTATCTAAACAATGGCGATCTCCTCAAGTAAAGACTTTATTGTCTTTCCTAACGACAACTCCAGTCGTGTAACAATCAAAGAGGCAACCTTCGCAGCAAACGGCACATGGACAGCACCAACTGGCGTCACAAGCGCACAGGTAATTCTTGTCGGTGCAGGTGGCGGTGGCGGTGGCGGTTCTGATATCGGTGCAGGTGGCGGTGGTGGTGGTGGAGCAGTTGTAGTCAAGAACGTTGACGTGTCTCCAGGTACTAGCTACGCGATTAACATCGGTGCAGGTGGACAAGGTGGACAAGGCGCAATCGCGTCCGCGTCTGACTACACAAACACCCTTCCAGGCGGTAACGGTGGTACTACAACATTTGGTAATATTACCATAGCAAACTACCTAACCAACTCTAACTTTGACTACTCCTTTGCCCAGTGGGACGCTGACGTCATCTTCCGCTACGCAACAGGTGCAGCTAGCGCTTCATCTATTATCGTGTTCCCTAACGCAAACGGAATCACAGCCGGTCAGTTGGTATCAGGTACTAACCTTGGAACAAACACCCAGGTAGTTTCTGTATCAGGCAACGTAGTTACTCTCTCTGTAGCTAACACCTCAACAGCGGTAAACGTGGTTGTCCGCTTTGACCAAGGTACAGCTAACGTTAAGCAAGGCTCAATCTTCTACAATAACGTATCTAATGGTACGTATCTCAGCAACGCTATGGGACTTAACTCCGTATCGTCGCCAAACACACAAAATCTATCTAACAACTTGCTGCAGCCTCAGGTTGCGCAGCTTGAAGATGCAACAACGCTGTCATCAAACTACATTCGCGTATACGGAACAAACGCTGCAACACTTTCAATCACCAACGCCGGTATTCCTACCAAGTTGGCTGAAATGCAGGTACCATTTACTCGTACCGTGACAGCGGCTCAAAGCTCTTCAACGCTAACGGTAAGCGACACAACTAACCTGCAGGTTGGAATGTTTGTTATCGGTTCAGGTATCGGAACAGGCGCGGTCATTCTTAGCATTGATAGCCTTACACAGGTAACTGTATCAACGCCTACAACCAACGTCCTATCAGCGCAGTCTGTAACGTTCTCATACACTGGAACCTTCGGACTTAACGCTCTACAGGCAACAACAGGTTCAGCTATCTCAACCGGTAACCCAACGTGGCTCAACTGGTCAAACCTTAACAACACGTCTAGCGTTACAGCGTCTACGACAAACAACGGCTTTGCTGGTATTCCTTATCAACCAGGTCAAACCTACAGCTTGTCCGTGTACGTATCAGCTAACTTGGCAGTGTCCTCATCGACACCGATCCTATTCCAGCTTCGTTCAACCTCGGTGTCGTCTGGTGGCTACATGGCGCAATCAAACACGTCGTACACAACAGGTAACACCTCAACTGGTACAACGTCATCAATTGATGCCGGTACAGCTAACGGATTCTTCGTCCGTCAGATAACGCCTACTCCAATGGTCGGCTTTGGTGGATCAGTAACAGTTAACGGAACAGCTGCAAACACGGCAACAACCGTAACAGTTACAGACGCATCGCAGCTTCTAATTGGTATGAGTGTAACTGGTACAGGTATGGCGTCAGGTGCGCTAATTACAGGTGTCTCTGGAAACGTATTAACACTTAGCTTGGCAACAACAGCTGCTATTACAGCCGTGCCTCTAACGTTTGCAACGCCAACAGGTACTCAAATCCTAGGATCTAACCAAACTGTTGGTCAGACTGGATGGCGTCGTATTTCAGGCACGTTCACAACCCCTTCGTTCTCTGCGTCAACTGCAAACGGCGTTTACGGCTACGGATCATGGGGACAGCTTATCTACCCTACGATCGTTCTACAGCAGGCAAGCACCGTGTTCTGGTTCGACAACATGCAGCTTGAGGTTGGTGGATCTGTTACAGCTTACCAGCAGCCACTTTACGCTTATGATAACGTTCTTGTTCTGCAGACAAACTCAACAGCAGGGTCTGACCTTGAGGTTGGACATCGCTTTGTTAAGTCTATCGCAGGAAACACGTACACTGGTACTCTCTTTGCGGTTGCAGGTGGTACCGCACAGCAGTATCGCCCAGTGCAAGCGTTCCTCGAGTACTTTGACAAGGATTACAACTCACTTGGTCGCAGCCTTGGTCTATCCAACGTTCTTCCAATCACAACGGTTGCATCTACAACGGCTCAGATGCCACAATCATCGTACCCGGTACGTATCGGTGTATCCGCACAGGCTCCAACAGGAACCGCGTGGATGCGTCTAGGCGCTACCGCGTACCAGGCAGCACAGTCTGCAACAGGTACGACGATGGAATTCTACCTAATGTATCCACAGCTTGAACTTGCGGCAACTTCAACAGTTCTAAAGCGTGCAAACGATGGTACGTACACATATGCTGGCCAGCCAGGAATGTCTCCAATCGTAACGTCCGCAACAGTTGCTGCTGAAGGCGGCGGCGGTGGCGGAACCTATAACACCTCGGTGTCAGCTTGGCTATACGGCCTTGAAGGTGCAAACAACGGCGGACACGCTGCTGGTGCCTCAGGCACACTTGGTACTCTTCCTACACTAGCAGGTGGCGGTGGCGGCGCAGGTGGCATTGGCGGTAACGGAATTATGTACATGCCAACTAACAGCGCAACAACGTCATTTACATATGGCTCTGGTTGGAACTCAACAGCTGGATCGTCGTTCCAGACGTTCCCAATGCGTGGAAACGCTGGTGGATACGCAATGTGGAACACGTCTACAACAGGCTCGAGCACTAACGCTTACATGCCTTCTGCTGCCGGTGACGGTGGCCCAGGTGTTATCCCATCTGGTCTTAACAGCGGATCTGCATACGGTATCCCACTAGCAGGTGGCGGTGGCGGCGCAGGTTGGACAAGCACCACGCAGTTTGCAACAGTACCTGGTCGCGGAAACGCGGGCGGCGGTAAGGGCGGCGGAACATGGCTCGTTGCTTACAACTCAACGCAAGCAGCTGGTGTAGTTGACTATTACTCACGCGGTATCGACGGTGTTGTTAACACCGGCGGCGGCGGTGGTGGTGGTGGTGCAAACCTCGGTAACACTCCACAAACAACTCGTCAGCACGTATCAGCTGGTACAGCCGTTGCGTATGACACGATCACCTCAGATGCCTACAAGTGGACAGCGTTGTATAACGCTCAGGCAATTCAGCAGTCATCACCTGCTAACATTGCCGGTGGTACATACGGTCTACAGGTTACGATTCAAGACGTTGGAAACGCAAAGGTAGTAACAGCATGGCAGGCATTCCCAATCCTTCCACGCACTGCACTTATCTTCCCTATCGTCGGTGCTCGTCTTCAGACTGCACCAACAGGCGTAACAAGCAATAACTTCTCTGGTCTGCCAAAGCGCGTTCGTCCAACAGTTCGTTGGAAGAACTACCAGGGTGTTATCATCCGCGAAGATCGTCCAACGTACGATATTCAATTCTCTGCAATTACAACCAACAACTACATCGCAGGTACAGCCTCAGGTAACACTGCAGGTTCAACTGTTCCATCAGGCTGGCAGACAGTTCCAGCTCCTGATAACGCAGCATACTTCGATGTCTGCTGGGAGTTCTTGTACTTTGATGCTGGCGACGTAGTTTACGTCGATATTTCAGACTGCCAGTACTATGCATACCAACCATACGGTGGAAATGGCGGCGATGGTCTTGCTATCGTTCGCTACTTCGACAAAGCTGTAGTTTAAGTTAACTGATCGAAAAGGAGAAACATAAATGGCTAAATTCGCGCTAATCTCTGGTGTAGATGTAGTTAACGTTGTTGTTTCCGACAGCGAAGAAGGGCTCGGCAACATGACCGAGCTCTTTGACGCGGTTGAGATATCTACAAACGTCGTTACACCATCACGAGGCTGGACATATGAAGGCGGAACGTTCTATCCACCAAAGATTTCTGACGCTGCTAAGGCAGAGTGGAATGGCAGTGGGTTTGACTCTTCACTTTCAATTGAAGCATCACCTGAATAATAATCCAAGCAAAGGATAAATAATAGTGGCAATCTCAATGGTACCACAGACGCTACAGCAATCTAACGATGCTGTAAACGGCGCTGCATACTCTTCACGCATTCAAAGCTACACTGGTCTTGGCGGAGCTTACTCCATCAATCCAACTAACGGTGGACTAGTAAGAATTGCATCCCCTGTCGCAAACTTGGCAATTACCTTTATCGGTGTTCCAAGTGATGGCGTCTCGGTGTGGTACCTTGAGATGAAAGCCATCGGTACAACTACCGTGTCCTGGACAAACGTAACAGC